TTGGCGGCGGTTTGTGTATTGGTCACTCATATTTTTCTTTTGTAAAGGTGGCGTTGCCATTCCCAAGACTTTCGGCAATGGTCTTTTTGCCGGACTTTAAAAATCCAATTGATCACAGCCACCAGGACGTGGCCGCGTGTCTTGCCAGCCAGCTTCATATCCCACGCTGCCGCGCTGATGGTTTCGCCAGGCTTTGACTTGCCTAGCGTCAGCACCCGCAGCACCCAAGCGTCAAAGGCTATCCAGTGCTCCAGCGTGGTTGTCTCACGCAAAAGCACGGCTGTGGCGATGAGTGTGATCAGGTAAATCATAACGGCCACACCAAAACAGGTAGATCAGGTTCAACATCGGCAAACCCCGTTGGCATGGTCTCGTTGTGCTTGCTGGCGGCCAAGGACAGGATGGCGTGTGCTGTGATGTCTAGCTTGACTAGGAGTTGGAGGAGGGGGGTCATCATATCCCTCCGTAGGCCACAGACATGTTGTGACTCCTGTAGCGGTTCCACTCGGCCTTGGCCGATGCACAATAGTCCTTGAACTGCTGTGTGTAGTCGTCGCGCCTGCCACGGTCGAAGGTCTCTGCGTCCTGCTTGCCGTAGGCACGCGCCTTCATCCAGAGCATGAGGTGCTCATGGTGTTCCTCGCCGATCTCGGAGAACTCGAAGCCCGCCTCGACGGTGTCGAGCGGCATGCGCTGTATGCTGAGCTGCACTGTGTCAGTCACCTCCGGGATGCGCAGCCAGCGCACCGTGCCGTTCGACGCGTTGCGGTCCATGCCGGTGACCATGTACTCGACCTTGCCCTGCAGCATGTTGCGGCGCTGGGTATTCGTCTGGCCGTAGTCAGCACTGCCCTGGCGCGGTAGCTCGGCCTCGTTGATGATCTTGAGCTCGGTACCGTCAGACAGCAGGTACGCGCTGCGGAACCGGAGAATAAGCGGGCTGACCTTGTTGGTCGCCTCGCCGGGTGTAAGGGTCAACCGGGTGAGGGTTGACGTTGTGTCGGGGATGCCCCCGGTGAGCCGGGCGAACATCCTGTACGCGTCGTTCATGTAGGTCCACACCTCGGTGTCTGACCAGAGGTACGGAGCCTCGACGTCGACGACGTCGCTTCTGAACAGGCTGAACAGGTCGTCGGCCAGCATGGTTACTCTGCCTTAGCCTTGGTGTACTCTTCCCAGACCGCGTCGCGCTCGCGCGTGATGACCTCGAAGCCAAGCAGCTCCTTCATGATGGCCAGGTTCGGACGACCTTGGCCGGTAAAGTCACCGCGCTGGTTGCGCTCTTCCAGCTTGGCAAACACCGCCAGAATCTGTTCCTTGCGCTCGTCACCCACAGGTGCTATTGGCAGCGGCGGCGCATCAGGGTCCAGCACGTCGAGCTTCGGGCCGTCGACCGGCTCAGCGCCGAACAGCGTGACCTCTTTCTCCAAGGCCGGGGGTACCCACACAGGCTGCCCTTTGACGAAGTTGACGATGTGGCCCAAAGTAGAGCGGTGTGTGTAGGTGCGGTTGAGCACGTAGTCGGGCATGAGAGTCTCCAGTGGTTAAAAAAAGAACCGGGCCGCAGCCCGGTTCAAGGCAGCACTTAGGAAGCGCTTACCTCGTTGACACGTCCGTCAATCGTGTACATGACACGAACACGAACACGACCGGCTGTAGCGTTGCCTGCGCCCAGAACGAGCGTCATGCGTACGTCCAGGCCGGTGTAGGCACCTGCGGGCGCTGCGTCGGAGTCTTCCAACGGTACGGTCAGAGCGGTGCGAGCGGCGGTCTTGACGTCCACCGCGTTAGCCAGCAGAGTGCCTGCAGCCGAAGTGCCCAGAGACACCGTGGCTGTAACGGGACCAACGTAGGCGTTCTCAACATGGACGTCGCCACCGATGATCTGGGCACCGACAGGCAGTGACAAGACTTCAAAGTAGCTGGTCTTGCCGCCGCCGCCAGTGACGTAGGCCACGCCCGACAGGAGGTCGGTGGGGGCAACGCCCGAACCGAAATCCGTCACGTTGGCCTTGGGCACGTTGTCGACAGCGGGACCGGCCAGGGCCGACAGGAAGGCTGCGCCGTCGTTGTAGTTGAAGACATACTCAGCAACCAGAGGGTACTGAGCGCCACGAGTGCGTTTGATAACTGACATGATGATTACTCCTAAAGATGAAGGTGTGGAGGTGCAGCGCCCGAGAGCGCCGCGTACCTATCACTGGGCCGTGTAGATGCTCAACACACCGAAGTCTTCGGTAGTGCCACCGCTGTACTGGGTGTAGAACTGAGGCTTCAGGAAGCCCAAGGTCTTAGCCACCGAGATACCCTGCTGGTTCTCGTAGTCGAAGCCCTCTTCTGTCCACGACGGTGCACCGAGGTCAGCCATGCCGAGTGCCTGTGCGCCTGCAAACAGAATCTGGCAACCGTCGACCAAACCACCAGCACCGTACTTCTGGCTCGAGGGGGTCAGGCGGGTGTTGGGCACATGGCGGTACTCATGCAGGTACATGCCGTCGACGCGGACCACGTCGCCAGTGAACAGCGGGTTGTCCTCGCCGCGCTGACGTGCCCAACGGATGTTGGCCAGGTAGTCAGGGTCGAGCTTCAGCTTGGACATGGCCTGTGGGCTGAGGAACACGTGGTAGACCTCTTCGCCACCCTTGTCGCGGCAACCACGGATGTAGTTGTCCTTGGCGTAGGCCTTGGCCTGAACCAGCATGCCGTAGGTAGGCGTGTCGGTAGCGACCACAGAGCCGTTACCGGTGCCCCACTCGATCACCTTGGTGGCGCTGGTACCGTTCCAACGACCGAAGCGCTTGCTTGAAGGAGCTGCGACGTCAGCGGCAAACTCCAGGAAGGGCAGGTCTGAGCCGACGCGGCCGATGGTGGCACCGACTGCGCTGAGCTTGGTGCTGTAGTCCAGGCCAGCCATCGTCAAGAAAGCGAGTTGGTCGATGCGGTCCGAAGCCCAGTAGGCCAGCTTGTCGCGGCTGTTCTCACGGAACATCACCACGGTCTTCTGGTCAGCCATGCGGCCTTCGTTGATGTTGGCGTTACGCATCTGGTCGATGCGGATCACCTTGTCGTAGCTCTTGAGCTGCTCTTCATTGCCGCGCAAGGTGCGATCCCCGACGATACCGTCGCCTTCGAGGTCCGTCAGCAGGGTCATCACAGCTCGTGCGCCCTTCTGGGTCTTCTTCAGCTCGGTGACGTGCTGAATCAAGCTGTTCTCGTCAGAGCCGAGAAACTTGTTGACGAAAGACAGGTTACGCGCCTGCTTCCAGAAATCGAGCGACCAGATGGTCTTCTGCTCGCTGGTGAGATTGGCAAAATTGGTTTGCATAGTGGACTCCTATGAGTAAAAGTGAATCGAACAAGGTCTAGAGCAATCTGTGCTCAATCTCAGGCCACGTTGTCGCGGTGAGCTGCGAGTTGTTCGGCTCTTACGGAGTCGCGTCGGGGGCTGTATGCCGCCCCTGGCAGTGCCAGATGTCGCCCTGGCTTGCGAGACGCCGCACTCTAAGGTGCGACGCCGCGATATTACATCAGATTTCGTTAGAGTTCAAGCGCTCTTTGAGCGCATAGCCCATCAGCGGCCAGATCTTCTGCACTGCGTTTTGCTTGGCGATCTTGCGACCAATCTCGGCGTCGAAGTTCTCACGGCTGGCGCAGGCTGACTCGCCGGTCACGGTGAAGCCGTTCTTCAAGATCAGAACGCAGAAGGTGAGGAGAGCAAGTTCCGGCTCCGGGTACACCGTAGGGCCACCGCCATTGTGAAACACAGCGTCAGATGCGCGGAAGTAGTGTTCTACAGCAATGTTCGCCTCAATGTCAGCAGGCGTCACACGCGGGGCGGTCAGGCCCTTGGCTTGAATCTCCTGCTCGATGCCTGCGTCACAGGTGCGGGGTGATGTGATGTGGTTCATCCTAAATCTCCACGCATGCGCTTGAGCGTAGCCAGCGGTATGGCCTTGAGGTCGTCGACCGACGTGGGCACAGGCACCCCGTCGCGCATACCTGCCTTGTCCGTGTCGAGACCGATGTCGCGTGTGTCCGCCGGGGTGCGCAGCGCTGCGTCGACGCTCTTCGTCTTGGCCGCTTGCGCCCGGTCTGCGCCCTTGGCACTGGCCAGGCCACCGGCAGGCTTGTCGTCAGCCTTCGTAGCGGGCTGGAACCGGCTCATGATGTCCGTAGCCGCCTTGGTAAGCGCCTGTGAGGGTGCCATGCGGTCGCGGCTGATGAGCTGGTTCTGCGCAGCCAGCACCAAGTCCACCAGGCCCTGGTCGAACGTCTCGCTGCCCTCCTTGAGCACCGGGTAGATACTCTCGAGCTTCTCGATGGCCATCTCGACACGGATACCCTCGCGCGCACCCTCCTGGGCCTGAGCTGACATGCTCTGGCTCTCCTGGATGACGATCTGCCTGTTGATGCGGTCAATCTGCGCCGCCAGCTCGATGCTCTTGTCCTCGTCGCCGTCCATGATGGCGCGGCGGTCGGCCTTGCGCAGCTCGACGAGCTGGGCCTCAAGAGCGGTGGTGTCGGCAGCCCGGTTGACGCTCTGCATCTGCTGGCGCAGCTCGGCCACCTCGCGCTCAGCCGTCTCGCGGCGCTCGCGCTCCTTCGTGACCGCCTCGTCAAACCGTGCCTTCGGTATGAAGCGGCCCTTGTCGTCGCGCACCGGCTCGGCGGTCTCAGCCTCTGGGGCGGCCTTGTCCTGGGCCGCCATCAGCTCGTCTTCGAGCGTGGTACCCAGCGTGTCCGGTGGCAGCTTGTCGTCGTCTGCGTCTACTGCGTTGAACGTGTCGCCACGGTCGATGGTGTCTTCTGTGCCTTCTGTGCCTGCCATGATTACTCCTTTGTTGTGGGTGAACTCTCAGCCTGCACACGCTGGGCGTATGCCTGCTGCTCGATCTGCTGGCGCTGCTGCGCCGCCGCCTGCTGCTTGAGCTGCATGTCCAGGGCATGCTTCTCCTGCTCGAACTGGATCTTCTGCGCCATCTCCTGGCGCTTGAAGTCCAGGTCCATGGCGTGCTTCTCACGCTCCATGTCCATACGCTCGCGCTCCAGCGCCATCTCGGCCTGGGCCTTGGCCATCTCGGCTGCGTCGCCCTGCCCTGACGCGAGCTGGTCGGCCTCGACGCTCTCCTTCTTGGCCCGCGCTCCGTCGAGCGCGCTCTTCGTGTGCTTTTCGACCGCCTCGCCCTCGAGCTTGGAGACGTTGGCCTCCATGGCCCGCATCTCGAGCGCGTTCTTCTGCTGCTGTTCCTCGCTCTGGGCCTGGGCCTGCATCTGCTTGACGATCTCTGTGCGGCGCATGAGGCGGCTGTTCTCGATGAGCACCTCGTCTGGCAGGGCGATACCGAGCTCCTTGAGGCTCTTGGCCTGCTCGAACTGACTGTCCTCGAGGGTGGCCCTGTCCGGTGTGGCGGTGACGATGATGTCGTACTCACCCATAGTGAGGTCGTTGACGATCTCGTCGATGGCTGGGTCGTACTTGTTGATCTCGACGGTCTCGGACTCGTTGGCCAGGTCCGAGTGCGTGATGTGGACGAGGCGTTCCTCGGTGTAATACTCCTGCACGATGTCGAGCACGTTTCGAGCCAGAAAGTAGTCGCTGCGCTCGAGGTTGTCGAGCACGCGCACGAGGTTCGCAGCGCCGCTCTGGCGCTTGGCCGTGATGGCCTTGGCGGCCACGTCCTCGCGGTCGAAGCCCTGCATGCTGTCGCTCACGCCGCTGATGCTCTTCATGTGCTCTTCAGCCTTGTAGCTGATGCGGTCCATGCCCTGCGGGGTGGCGTTCGGCGTGATCTTCTCGATGCCGTCGATCTCCTTGACCTCCAGTACCAGGCCGGTCTGAGCGCCAGTCTGGGCCAGGTCCTCGATCTCCATGTTGATGAGGTTCCCGCTCTTGACCTTCCAGCCGCTGTTGGCGCTGGTGTTGATCACGTGCAGCTCCTGGCTGGAGGTCTTGTTGAGCAGCTCCTGGGAGCCCAGCAGGTTCTCCACCAGACCGATGGTGCGACCGTGGTGGAAGTGTGGGAAGTACGGCACCACCGTGAAGTGCTTGTAGGGTGACCAGTCGTCGTGCAGTACCACGTTGTCTGCACTCACCGTCCAGCGGATGCGCTTAACCTTCTTGTTGATGATGCTCAGCTCGCCACCTACGCGCTCCATGAGAGCTGCGATGCGCTCGCGGTCCCAGCCCTCTGGCACGGGACGGGTGTCGCCCGTCTTGATGTCCACAAAGTGCTTCTGCGAGGTCAGCTTGCGGTACTGGCGCTCGAGCACACGGATGTTCCGGCGCACGTGGGCGGTGTCGAGCAGGCCGTAGTAGCTGCCTGCCAGGTTCGCACCGGCGTAGCGGTCGCGCACCCTCTCGATACTGTCGTAGGCGTAGGGAAACAGGCTTTCCTCGCGGTTCTTGAGGTAGTCCGCGTCGTCCTGGTTGTAGAGTATGGCGATGTCCTGGTACGTCAACCACTTCGTCACGAAGCAGTCGTTCCACTCGTCGGGGTCGCACTGCTCGGCGTCCGGGTCGATGACCACGTTCTTGCTGTTGAGGTTCGCAATACGCACCTCCCCCTTCATAGCGTCGTTGAAGTCAAGGCGCACGTCGTAGAACCCGCGAGACCTGATGATGCCGTCGGCAAACACGTCGGAGCGCAGCCAGTTGAGCTGGTTGTTGGCAGCGATCTGCATCCAGACCTTCTGCAGCGCGTCGGCTACAGCGGACGTGCCACCCTCGCCCGCAGGCCTGAACGTAACCTCGTTGCGGTTGTAGATCTGCTGCCCCATGATCGTGGAGACCGTGCTGATGATCTTGTTGATCGTGAGCGCCGGTCGTCGGGCGAGCTGCAGGGCGTTGAGGTCTTCTGCTGTCCATTGCTCACCGGCAAAGAAACGATCACATTTGTCGGCCTTGGCTAGAAAATCGTAATGGCCGCGCTCGAGGCACCACCTGAAGCGATACCACATGTCCGAGGCTAGTGTGTCGTTGACTGCCATGGGTGGCTCCGAGTGTGTTAGATGACGTGCGAGTTTATCAGACTACGCGGCCATGTGCGAGCCCCCAGAGCCGCGCAGCTGCGCCATGAGCTCTGTCTTCCAGCTCTTGGGCAGCTTCGGCTGCGGTGGTCCCTTGGGAGCCGCCTGGGTCGTGACCAGACGCACGAGGTGGGCCAGGGCGTCGACCTGGTCGTCATGGCGACCGCCAGCCTGGAAGCGCAGCAGCTCAGCCTTGAACTCTGCGTACCACGGGGCGCGGGCCGGAAACTGTATTTTCTTCTGCTGCATACGACCGCGCGCGGGCTGGGCGCGGGTGCGCTTGTCTGTCAGAGGCACGATCACCTCGTACGACGGGTAGTGCTTGGCGACCTCGCACGCCTTGTCGAAGTTGCTCTTGATCGACTTCCAAATCTGCCCGTCCTCGACGGCGATCAGGTCCGCACCCCATGTCTTGCTGTACTGCATCACGGCGGTACCGAGCTCGATACCGTCGTCCGTCTTGAACCGCCACACGTCAAGCACGTACATGTTGTCGTACTCGTCGACCAGGCCGGTGATGGCCACCGTGTAGTCACTCTTCTGCTTTTCGGTGATGGCAAAGTCCCATGCCTGGTACACGACGCGGCCCTGGCGCTGCGGAGCGTGCCCGTACTCGATGAACATGTCCTTCGTGAAGAACATGCCGTCCTCGGGCGTCGGATTCTGCTGGTAGAGCGCCGCCCACCAGCGCTGCTGACCGAGAGCGTAGTAGTTCGCCTTGCGCTTCAAGAGCATCTCAAGCGTGTAGCGTGCTGGGTGCAGTGCGCTGTTCATCAGCCGGGTGAGCCGGGAACCCTCGGGCGGTGTGCTGCCCTGCGGAAGCTGGCTGATGGTGTCGTCGGGCAGGACGTACTCGTCACCCAGGTCGTTGACAGCCGGGTACTTCACAATCTCGAACTTGTCACCGTCGCCGGTGGCCATGACCTGCTGTACGCGCCCGGCCCAGTCGTCCTCGTTCCACCACGTATTGTGGGAAACCAAGCCGTTGGCAATAAAGTTCTCTGTGTCTGCGACCTGAACGTCGAAGACCTCTTCTACGCCGTCAGGCTCGACGCTTACTACGCTCTCCAGCGTGAAGTCTGAGATACCGAGCGGCGGCAAGTGCCACTGACTCAGTGGCAAGGTGCCCGACCCCTGCCTTGCAGTCGTTGCATAGGAGCCCTCGGACTCTGCCTGTTTCGTGGCAGTGGTCGATGGCGAGCTTGTCTTTCCAATGTACAGGAGCGTTGCCAGCTTGCGCAGGCTTCTTGCAAATAGCGCAACAACCGCCCTGCTTGTCGTACATGGCGTCGTAGTCTGCTGAAGTGATGCCGTAGCGGTGTTTGATTCGGGCGTTGCGGCGAGGTTCTGCCTTGTCTGACCCTGAACGGTGCCCGTCGGCCCAGCGCTTCTTGGCATAGTGACTTGTGCAAAGTCCCCGACACGTGGCAGGCAGCTCGCACCCCTCGGCAGCGCAGGTAAGGCCTCGCCATTTACCCCACTGCCCTTCACGGTTACGATTTTCAGCGCTGTAGTCAAGTCTCTCGTTCGTGTCCATGATATTTCCCCGCTAGGCGCTACTGTCAGAAACGGGTGTCTCTGATTGACTCTAACGATTTTACCTGAACTCGTCCTAATTTTCAACACCGAATCAAGACCATTTGACTTGACAGCAGAGACCGTCGTGCTGGCAAGCGTGCCGCGAGCGTACGTGGCGATCTCGTCCGACGGCTTTAGAGTGTCGAGCCTGCGCTGAGAGCCGTCAGCCATTAAAACCGGCGTGTCGCCGGTCATACACATGATGCCCAGCACGCCGCCACCGGGTGCCAAGCGCGTCACGGCGGTGGACATGTACCACTCCCACACGGCGTCGCGGATAACCTGGCTGTCTGCTGCCTCGGCGTCCTTTACGGGATCGTCGATGACCAGGATGTGGGCACCACGGCCCGTAATCATGGTGCCGATACCCGCTGCGAGGTACCCTCCCCCGTATGTCGTGTTCCAGTTCTCGACGGACTGGCTCGATGGGTCTAGACGCATCTGCTCGAAGACACTCTGGTACGCCGGGTCGCGCACGAGGTCACGAATATACCGGCTGAAGCTCATGGCCAGGCTCTGCGCACCGCTGGCGGCGATGATTTCCCAGTCAGGATGACGCCCCAGTACCCATGGAGCGAAGTGTCTGGAGGCAATCTCGCTCTTGCCGTGGCGCACGGGCATCATCAGCAGCAGCCGAGGCTCCAAACCAGTCTCGACGTCCGTGACAAACTGCTCCAGACGCCTGCAAATGTCCTCGTGGACCCAGCCAGCGTCGTACTTGGGCCGAAAACGCTTGATAAACGGCAGCAGGCGACGCCGTGCGAGGGTTCTGGCAGCCATCTCCTTGGCTACGTTGACGTTTGTTCCAGGCGAGATGAACAACTCACCGGCAATCGGTGTGTCGTCGGGCGGTGTTGAGGTGACTTTGAGGTTCGGAATGCGCTTTTTCAGCGGCTCTGGTGCCGGTAGAGCCTCGTTTTCAGCGTCTGCCGCCTGTTTGGCTAGGCAATCACTGCACTGGTATGCGTCATCACGTGGAAACAGCGTCGGGGCCTTGGGCTGACCGCAGAGTTTGCACGTGTATTTAGTTGATCGTTTTGGAGTCGACATCTATGATCAGTGCCAGCAGCTCTTCGTCGCTGAGCGCCTCGAACTTGGAGCGCTGGCGCCGCTGGTTGAGATTCAGGTTGAGCGTCTTGACCTCTGGTGCGTAATGACCGAGGATTTTTGCCACCTCTGTCCACCCCTTGATCATGTTGGCTGAGTCACCCTGCATCCTGGCGCAGGCGATGCCGTCCATGATTCCGTCGATCACGTCAGCACGCTTGATGGTGGTGAGGTCGGTGAGCTTTTCACGGGCTTGCTCGATCTCGAACTTGATCAAGGCTGACTTGTCCGGTGCACTTGAGTTCGGGTATCCAGCTGCGATGGCCGATGAGTGACGTGACTTGCCCGACATGACTCCGTCAACAAATGTTGACTGCTGCGGTGAGAGTGCTGAGGGTCGACGGGCCATGATTGCGTGAGATTGTATTAGAGTTAGTTCGATTGTTGCAAGTGCTATGAATTTAGTAGCGATGCCTGTGAGAAAAATAATATTTTTATGGAGAAATGTCGTAGCGAAAAGACGGGGGTGGGGGTGGGAGTTTTTCGTAGCTATGAATTTAGTAGCTGAGGTCTGTGAAACTTTGTAGATTTAGTCGCGCTAACAACCCTCCCAGTCCACTGAAACGACCCACCCCACTTCGGATTCGGATTTCACTGGACGGTAGGAGTCCCTTAATACCAGCTCGCAAGCTCGCTCGAAGACCTTGCGTTGTGTAGATGAGATCGGCTTGTCTGCATAACTTAGGAGTTTCATCATGGCTACATCTTCCACCAAATCTTCCACCAAATCTCTCGCCAACATGTCCGCAGCAGAACGCTTGGCCTATTACCGCGCAGCTACCCAGTCCGTCAAAGCTAAAGAGCCTGACACCACTTGGGCGGAACGCGTTGGCAAGTTCGGCGCTGACTTCAGCAACTTTGGCACCAACACTGCGGCAGCTTACAAGTTCCACCGTGTGCAATAAGCAATTGGGCTTCGGCCCTTTTGCGTTAGGCAACCACGCATGGTCTATGCCACCAACTCTAGGAGAACATCATGAACATTATTCGGCAACACATTTACAACGCGCTGCGTGCCATGGGCTATAGCCCGGCGCACGCATGGCGCAAGGCGTACTCGCTATGAACGGCTTTTTTGGCCACGTCGACGCAGCACCGTTGTTCTACGGTCTGCTGCTCGCTATCGGCATCTTCAGCATGATCCTCAAGTTCATGCGCGGTCAGTGGCTCACACTGGCTGTTGAGGTGTCCGTGTTCTACATCGTGTTCTCAATGCACAAGGGAACACTCACTGGCGGCATGTCCGCCGCCATCTGCGCCCTCATCGTAGGGCTTGCATTCAAGCGCTTCGTGCGCTGGGTTAGTTAGTCTTAGGGTTGGGCCTCGCAGGCTCGACCTTAAGACTTTTTATTGTGCAGCCGAATTGCGCTGCGCTTTATAGGAGTTCACATGGAACTTAATTCTGGCGAACTGTACACGCTCGCACTTGACCCGATGCTGATCTTGATGGCGGCTGAATGCGAGGACGTCGAAGACGAAATCGAATTTGCTGCGATCTCTGATGAGCGCGAGTCCAACCTGTTGGCTGCTCAGGCATACACAGCCGTCCGTCAATCCAATCAATCGTACTAAGGAGTTTTCATCATGTTCAATCGTTCATTCAATCTCACACAATTCGTCAAAGACATCCCATCGCTGGCGCTGCGCAAAGCTGCATGGCTCAGCCTCGTGGGTTCGGTCAACGCCTCGTTGTTCGGCGCAGCTGATGCCATCGCGCAGAAGCTCGTCGCTGAAGGTATCGACCCTGCTGACTTCAAGGAACTAAGTGTGCGCGAGATCAAGGCCTTGTGCTCTGGCCCGCAGACTGGGCCATCCAAGGACACGCTCGCTGCTGCACGCAAGTTGTACGACGTGCAAGCAGAGTGGCGTGACGAGCTGCTCCACACGTCCGCCGTGTCCACCGGCCGCAAGGCTGATGACACACTGGGCAGCATCTCGTCCACCATCACGATGATGACCGGCCCTCAAAAGGAACGTGACATCAACAACGACGCGGTGCCGAAGCTCGCATCACTGGGCATCGTCGTTACACCGGAGCAAATTGCTAACGCTAAGAAACAACGTCTCATGGATGACAACCACTTCGCCACGATGCGCCGTCAACGTGCAGGGATGATTGAGTACATCATCGACAACCTGTTTGCTTCGACTGACAGTAAATACGACGACGGTCACGACGAGAGCTACTCTCAGCTCGACTCTGACGTAAAGGAGTATCTGGCCAACAAGCTGGTAGTGTCTTTGAACAAGGCAATGACCAATGCCGTCAACAACACGTTGTTCGGACGCACGGGTGACAACGTCATCGGCGTGGCTGACTACATGATTGCGCAGAAGCTAATTCCTCAGCTAATGGATGCGATGACCGGCGTGGCGAAACCCAAAGCTGCTAAGCGCGTACGCAAAGCTGCTGCACCCAAGGTCACTCGTGCACCGAAGCCAACACAGGCTAACGCCGTGACAACGGTTGAGCCCAACGGCTTCAAGGTCACGCGCAGCGAAACGGTATAAACTGTTTATACAGTATAAACAATAAGGTCATCGCTCTCACGGGCGGTGACCTTTTTTGTTTTTGCTTCGCAACAAAATAATTAGTTGCTTCGCAACGACGTGTTCACGTGCGTTCACCGACGTGGCCCAGGCCGTTCATGGTGTGTTTTACAGTCCTTCCATTCCGACCTTCCGAAACGTGTTTAGCCTATCCTACATACAATATTTACATCCCTCTTCATTATTTATTTTTTATCTATATTGTTTATAAATATTGGAAGAATGGAAGGAAATAGGGCTGTCTCAGAGGGAAGCTGTACATTCCAATGTGCATTCCAATTGCATTCCTATTGCTGCAAAACCTTCCATAGTTTCAATCAATTTAGCACTTTGGCTCTAACGTGCTCTAATGTCCTTTTTCGTCACAACGGACTCAATCACCAGTTCCTTCCAAAAGATCGGTAGAAACATGAATGCGACTGCTATCAATTTTCTGGCGTCTGACGTGTCACTCGGCAAGTCATTCTGGCTGGACAGTCAAGGCGAACTTTGCAAATCAAGCTATCCAAATGTGCGCGACTTCACGTCGTACACAGTCCACTGCAACTCAATCAAAGAGTTCCATGCGGCGCTCATAAAGCACGCTAAGCAAGGCATGTGCTTGTTAAAAGGCAAGCTCACTCGTGTCCTATCTTCAGAGTCACGCGCAGGTACAACCAAGTCCGACGACACAACATCTTGGGTCTGCCTGGATCTGGACGGTGCTCCCTACAAATCAGCCAAAGAGTTTATGGACTCCATACCAGAGTTCAAAGATGTCTCGCACGTTGTGCAGTACAGCGCCAGCTATGGTGTTCAAGGCAACACCAAACTAAGCTGCCACATCTTCATGTTGTTGGATGGTGAAGTACCAGCCACGAACATCAAGACCTGGCTGATGAACAAGAACCTGGCTGACACCAACGGCCTGCGCAAGGGCATCACCTTGAGCCGTATCGGTGCTACGCTGCACTGGCCACTGGACGTGACTGCATGCCAGAACGACAAGCTCCTGTACATCGCACCACCGACCATCAAGCCGGGTGTCATCTGTACTCTGAAGGACTCTGAAAGAATCCAGCTGGTTCCAGGCAAACATGCCACCCTGTCCGTCAAAAATCTGATCAACAAACAAACCCTTGAGCAAGTCAAGGATGAGGCCAAAACACTGCGTGATGGGCTACGCAAAGAGGCCAAGCTCCCTCCCCTGCGCTCAGGCACAAAGTGGGTGGGTGAACATGAGGTGCAGACAAAACCCGGTGTGGCGACCATCACAGGTAGAAAGGAAGATCGTGGCTTTATATATTTCAACCTTAATGGTGGCGATTCTTGGAGTTATTACCACCCTGTCGGAAATCACGAATTCATCCACTGTTTCAAAGACGACGGGATCAGCTTCCTCACCAAAGAGCTACTGCCTGACTATTACAAAGACCAGCGAATCTCGCAACGCATCCAACAATCCCAGCCAACAGAAGGTGGCGAACTGGTGCTTGCCTTCCGTGACAAACGCACTGCGCAGTATTGGAACGGCACCTGGACAGACAGCACACAAACGCTAGACCTGTACCCTGCCAAAAGTGAACTGCAACTCAATCACTGGATGCAAAATCACCAACTACCACCGTTCGAAGTAATCCCCGTGTGGGACATGCAATTCAATCCGCAGTCCACAGTAATCATTAACGAAGACACACACACGATCAACACATACGTACCAACGCGGTTCTTCCGCATGGATTACGACCCAAAAGCCTCACTCAATAAATGCCCACTGATCAAGCGCATCATGCTTCATGCCGTCAGTGGTGGCCAAGAAGATGAAACCTTCGAGCACTGGCTCAACTGGCTGGCTGTGATCTTCCAACACAAACGCAAGCCAAAGACCGCCTGGATACTTCATGGTGAAGAAGGCACGGGCAAGGGTGTAATCATCAGTCGCATACTCACACCGCTCCTAGGTGCTGAATATGTAGTCCAAAAACGTGCAAGTGAACTTGACGAAAAATTTACTGGATGGCTTGAACGAGCCCTAATAGCATTTATTGATGAGATCGAAGTGTCAGCCTCTCAGAAGAAAGACACGATCTCAGGTGACCTGCGCTCCTTCATCACGGAGGACGTAGTCACCATCAGGCACATGAATCGTGCAGCCGTGCAAACACAGAACTACACGGGCCTGATCATGAGCTCGAACAAACCAAACCCTGTCATCATCAGTTCAGGTGATCGTCGTTACAACGTGGGATTCTTTCAGAAAACAAAACTCGTAGTCACGCAGAACGAGTTAGATAACGTCATACCCACCGAGCTCGAAGCATTCATGAGCTACATCATGACACGCACTGCCGACGTGCAACAAGCAGTGACACCTCTGAAAAACCAAGCACACAAAGACCTTGTTGAAAACAATAAAACCAGTCTAGACATCACTGCAGGACAACTAATTAACGGCGACCTCATGGCCCTGTGGGAGATGCGCATGGACCTAAACATGGCTATACAGATCACAGGTGGTAACGCAGGGTTTGCACAGATGTATTACGACATCATCAAACGTGAGGTCGAAGTTCTCGCTACAAGCCCCAACAACGGAAGTTACAGAACACGCATAGCCAAAGCCCGCAAGCAAGACACCATCGTTACAACCGAGTCAAAACTTAGCAGAGATGAACTGCTGGTGATATTCGAACACTGCGTGGGGAACATGCCCAAGACACCGAACAAAATCACTAGCCTGCTCAAGCATCGAAACATCAAGACTGAAAGAATTTGGATGAACGGAGCCGCTCAGTACGGTCTCAAAGTCGAGTGGAAAGCACCACGCTCATGGCTCGACGAAACCATGCAAGAAATCGAAGCCGCTAAACCCAAAACACAAAGACTAAGGAGAGTGATATGACACCTGCCTACTGCACTGGCAAGGTCAAGATAGGTAGTAACTACCACCCTGACACGCGCCCTCACATCGAAGGTGACATGCTCACCCTCCAAACGGCACTGATCAACAGCAACAGCAACAAATTTAATACGAGTAAGCAGGGTAGGTTAAACCAGCCTAAAAAAACAACAAGCGCAGTACTCACACCAACAGACAAGTGGCTCGACAACTGCAACGCCGTGGCTACGCTATTTGTCTGGGCAATCACAGGCTACGTCGCTGCATGGTTCTTCATCATCATGTACGAGATTTGCATTGAGCACCTATCGTAATACGGACTTAACCTAGCCCCGGACAACCTGTCATCCACCGATACCGCGCACTAAACAAAATTAAAGCGCATCAACCCTGTAAACCAGGTTGAGTAAAACTACTCGAATACCTTAGCAAACACCCACGCAGCAATCCGAGAACAAGATTTAAGCAAAACGGAGAAAAGCAATGAAGCTATATCAGGCAACAATTCCAAAAATTGGCCAACATTGGCCAGAACAAAATGGC